AGTAATGATGGGAATGTAGTTCGCATTACAAGTGAGGTGCTCTACCAGCTGAGCTAAGGTGGCGAACTGAATAAACACACTACTAAAACCTAGATAAAATGCAAGATTAAACGCATTTTCCTTAACTAAAAAGGGGCTTCTTTTAACCGAGGAGCCCTTTTTTGTTTACTTCACTATTTATCACGATTACTCATAAATTTACAGATTTTATGGCAACAGACTTGGCAACACATGGCAACAGATGAAAAAGTATAAAAGAACGGTTAGGGGTGAAACTAAATATGTTTTGGATGTTATGCATCATGGGAAAAGGAGAAGAAAGTATTTTTCTGACTTTGGTGAGTCACAGAAATTTGAAAAGGATGGTGGGCTGAATAATTGGTTAGCTAGTTTTGAGGATCAACCGGATGGGTATAACACAACGGTATCGGTAGGAATAAAAAAATACCTGGAGAATTACCAGTCAAGATACCCAACTGCACGGTGGAGTCATATAGAGTCTAGGCTAGGTTATTTATTAAAGTGGGGACTTGGGGATAGTCAGATTGATTCGGTGGATGTGCAATTCTTGTCTCGTAAGGTGGCGGAGCAAAAATCTTGGACTACCGCATCTTCCAAATTCACTTATAAGAATCAATTCGTTATATTTTTGAACTGGTGCGGACTGATGGGTTATTGCGAAAGAACTAAATGGGAAGTTAAGACATTAAGGATGCCACCAAAAGATAGAGAGATTGGTATTCTCACACATGAACATGCAAAAGCTTTAATTAATGAAGTTCTACCTAAATATCAACCTGCACTTGCATTAATGATGTTTGCTGGAATTAGACCACAAGGTGAAATGCAGAAATTAGATTACTCTCATATAGAGCATGGTGACTATATTAATATTCCTTCATCAAAAACTCCATCTAGGAAAATTACTGAACTACCTGATAATTTATGGAAGTGGATACCTAGTGATGGGAAGGGTAGGGTCATGAGTTCATGGAATGCCATGAGGCTAAACCGAACGCGCACGGCAGATAAACTTGGTTTTGCATATACTGCGGATGCAGCAAGGCATAGCTTCGGCTCTTACGGATATTGGATGTATGGTCTGGAGTGGACGATGCACACGATGGGTCACATGAACTACGATACCTTTAAGACTTATTACATGAATAAAAAAGTATCTAAAGCTGAGGCAGGAAAGTATTTTAATATATAACGCTGTCAAAGTTTTACTCATCTGATAAGTTGGCATGATTTGTGACGGACATATAATGTCCTTTTCAGCATTCCCTAAGAAACACGAAAATAAGTGTTGCAATACCAGGGTGTATGTTTTTATTTTCTAAAACATGGAGAATGGCGAAAACGACTGGGAGAGAGAACAATGGCGACAGGATGAAGCACTTGCATTGTTTGAAAGACTTAAACCTTTAGTATCAGAATACTTTGATGACTGGATTATTACCGGTCGTAGGGTTAGCTGCGGGACAAAAGTAATCATAGGTGATTACAGTAAGAGTAAACCCGATATGAGAACCCTAATGTCCAATGCCAAAAAATGGAAAGCAAACACCCTGGAAGATACTAACTAAATACCCCCCTGTATTTGTAAGGCTATACGCAAAAGAGCGTGCAGGCTCAAGAATGCACTGCGCTCTAAGTGATCAAGAGATAGCCATTAGGGGAAATATTGAAATTGATAAGGTAAAGAGAATCTCAAGATTGACGTCTTGGGACTCCGTTGCAATCGGGGATGCACATAACTTCTGCGTAGGATGTAATTTTGATCCATTTAATTATCATGATCGCAATAGAATATCTGCATACTCCAAGAGGGGGACATACGCATTTCTAAGAAGATCGGAACATTGGACTACAACATTCCTGCCTTTAATAAGAATATTCCAAGATGCCAAGATCGCACAAAATTAAGACCGATGTCCTGGCTCAAGCTCTTAAAGAGTTTGACGGAGACTATAAGAAAACCGCAGAACATTTTGATACAACAGCAGGCAAGATAAGGGAGCGAGTATATAAAGACCCTCAACTTTATGCAGTGTGGGTGAAGAATGGAACTAAAGAGATGAAGCCAGATGGTATCGATCTACTAGAGCGTCAACATGAGTTTGATGACGAAAAGGGAACTAGGTTACTAGAGGCTCTTGATAAGAATTCTCGTTATGTATTTAATAACGAGATTGCAAGCGTCTTGACAAATCAAGACAATGTAAAAAAACTTGAAATATTCAAAGATTTTGATGACTCGGTTGGGCTCTTAATGGCAGAAGCTCTACGCGTAACTCAAAAAGTTAATATCAGGCAAAATATGAGTTTGTTTGAGGTGACAGAAGCTCTTAAAGATGCACTTGATGGGGATGGAATGGATCCCGAAGAGAGAATATTACAAACTAGGCTATTCCTGCAAGCAACAGAGCAACAAGGTAAATTTTACGACAGACTGCTAAAAGGCCTTGAATTCCAACTGAAGCTCGCAAATGAGAAAGATAAGAGGGAGACAAAGAAAAAACCAGGCTTTAGACCTCTCAAGGAACTAGAAGATGCCAAAGAAGAGTAAGGTAGATCACAAGATTCTCATAGAGAAATTTGCCCCCGAAGAGCAGGTTTTAGATCAGCGGGATACTGAACCTTGGTTGCCATCACTAACTAAGACCCAAAGAAAAATATTTGATGATGCATCAAAGTATATTTTAGCATACGGCGAAAGAGGTTCAGGTAAAACTTACTCCCTAGGGGGGCATAAGTTAGTTCGCCATTGTTATGAAAACTTTAACGCTCTAGCACTTATAATAGTTGGTGTGAGATCGCAAGCAACCATGGGAGGGGTATGGCATAAGCTTCAGGTAGAAATACTACCCGAGTGGGTTGATGGAATAGGCTTAAGCCACACTGACGAAAGGCAGGATACCCAGAAAAATCTATATATGGATATAGAAAATAGGTTTGGTGGGCACTCTCGAATATGTTTAATTTCCGTACCCTACGGCTCATTTATTAAGGATAGGATAAAAGGATTTGAGCCAAGTCTAGTGTTCGTAGATGAGCTTACAAACTTGGATACAAATGATTACTTTAATGCAGTTGTACAACAATTAGGCAGAAGGCAGGGTATCCATGGACCTCAGCAGTATTTAGCTGCATGCAATCCTGATGGCCCGAGTCATTGGGTATATAAAAGATTTTTCGAAGACCCACTAGATGATGATGGGAACTGGAATAATGATTACTCAGTGTACCATGTAAAAATAGAGGATAACATAGACAATTTACCTGACGGATATTATGACAGGATACAAGAAGCTGTAAAATCTGATCCCATAGAGGAAGCTCGCATGGTAAGGGGTGAGTGGATAGATCGCCCGGCGGGGAATGCTATTTTTGGTCCTTACTTTAATAGGGAACTACATGTGAGGGGTAGTGCAAAAACAGGGATACTACCCAATACGGATTACCCAATCTCAATAGGCTGGGATCCAGGTTCGGTAAATAACGCATGTATTTTCATGCAAGCATTACCTGGTGAAGATAGAACCGTATGGATTGTGTTTGATGAATTTGTAACAATAAATAAAAAACTTCCTTATACCACATTAGTGCCTTTGTTAATGAGAAAAATGGCTTATTGGAATAGGAGAATGGAGCATAAATTTAAGTATATCCACATATCTGATAACTCTGCATTTAATCAATTTAGGGCGAAAACGGGATCATATGATGTGAAGGATATAGAGGATATTTCTAGGCAAAAAGCAGAGACATTTAATTTAGAACCCATCCGAATGCGAGCTGCTCCTAAGTTTTCTGGGTCTGTGGAGTCAAGGGTGAGGATAACGATAGCTAAACTGCAATCAGAGGAGTTTCTTGTTTCATCACAATGCACTGCAATTTGTAAGATGTTTCAAAACCTAATATGTGAAAGGCAGGGCAAAACATATGACCCTAATATAGCATTTAAGCCAAGGAGGAGTATCTATGTTCACCCTTTTGATGCAATGTCATATGTACTTCTACAGTACAACTCATCTAATGCTGAATCATTACAGGTTTCCAAGTCAGAAATCATAGAGATTGGTGCTTGACCTTTTGTAACACTAAAACATAAGTTACTTTATGCGCATGGAATCATTAGTAAACTTCGACCTCGAAATGTATCCTGATCTTTTGGATATGCTTGAAGGGGTATCCGCAGGAGATATTGTTACCGTATCTGGTTCGTTTCAAGTTAAGGAACTTACCGATAAACGTTTCTCCGCTTCTTTTAACGACGACGATGCATCTGTCAGTATATCAAAGGTAGGAGGAGACGAACCTGAAGACGAAAGCGAAGACGATTCAGACTCGGAAGAGTCCGAAGCAGAAGAAGTTACCGGGTGATTCAGAGTATACGACAAGTGCTTCGATACTTATGGACGCACATTATGCGCGTCTTGGTATCAAGAAAAGGTGGAACAAGGAAAGAGTAGATAAGTTATGTGGCTTTTTAAGAATGAATTACGGAGAAATCGCAAGCCTCCTTCATATGCCTCACAGAGAGTTTATCCGAAAAATATATTCAACGAAACCCTTCGATGGCCCATTATGCCTAATTTTAACAATCATTGAGAGTAGATATTTGCATAACTACACCAAGGATATAATCAAAAACTTATTTAATTTTACTGATGGTCAATAGGGATATACTTAATAAATACGGATGCACAACAGAGAGGCTCCGTGAAATATTCACTGCCGAAAAAGACTCTAAAGATCATGATACGCGTGAGTATTTTCAGGATTTATTACAATCAAGAATACTTGAAGGTATAAGAGAGAGTGCAGAAAATGCCAAGCTGTACATGAGTGTTGATATGGCATGGGATTCTATACCTATAAATAAATCTACCATTCCGTTATTACAGTATGCACAGGGGAAGATTTCAGTAGAGGATTGTCATGATAAATTAAATGATCTTGGTGTAGCCGATAAGTTCTGTGAGTATGATGACGAAGGGTCGCTTAGAAATATAAACGCACTTCGATTATATGAGGTGTCTGTTAATATTATCCGATCCTATGTAACTAGAAGGGTTGCTGCACAATCAAGCAGATTTAGTAATTTGTACCCATATTTTAAATATGAACCAAGAAGTACCGATCTAGCTGACAAGCTTCGGGCTGATGTATTATCTCAGCGCGTTGAAATGATGACGGAGCAATTTGGGTACAGGCATCAGTTTGAGCAAATAATAAGACAGATGTTTATGTACGGCCATAGTGTTGCGTTCCCAGATACATCATGGACTGAGGATATACAATGGAGGTACACGAATGACGATCTTACTGGCGGTGAGGATATGGAGTCATACGCAGAAAGAGCTGGAGTTCATTTCACCACACCTCACCCAACTAGAGTAATTAGGGACTCATCTCGACCACTCCATGATTTAAATAACAACCAGGGTCCACAATGGATCGGGTATTGGGATATTGTTCGGTATTCTGAAATTTACGGCAATGCTTCAACATGGAATTCAGATAAGATAAGTTATACAAATAGTTTATCCACTCTATATAATACATATGCTGATTTTTTTGGTTATTACTTTCGAGATGATTTAGTGTTTCCTAAAGTCCAGGATCAATACTCTTTTAAGAATGAAAGGGTTGCGCAGACAGGCATGTATGCGGGAGAGGAGCTAGATAAGGGATTATTTGTCACGCAGATGTGCATGAAGGTAAACCCACTTAGGGATGGACTTGGAGAGTACCCTCATGATGTGTGGGTAAAATTTACAGTAGCTAGTGACGAAACTGTTCTTTACGCAGAGTATCTTCCATCACTTCCGGCCGTGTATGGTGGTATAAATGAAAATGATGATCGTATGTGCAACATATCAGTTGCCCATGAGATCATGCCATACCAAGATCAAATGACGAATATACTTAATTCTATGCTCGAGCAGATGAAGATGAGCATGTTTAAGATATTTGCTATAGACCAAGATGCATTAGATGATGATGTAAAGGAGTACATTAAAGATGCGCTGGCTGATGATACATTTTACGCAAAGCCAAAAGCACTATTTTATTCAGGTCAAAAAGCAGCAGACCTAGGTATTAATAATAATGACTTCATTAAAGTAGTCGATGTACAGAAAGAACTTTCCGCAGGGGTCAACCAGTCGATCCAGGCGATCCTCCAGTTATTAAATCTCGTTGAGCGCTTGCTGACCCTTTCTCCACAAGAGTTAGGGCAGCCCGCTCCTCGGGAGATAAGTGCTACTGAGGTTGCTGAGATAAGTAATACAACGAATGCGATTTATTCTTTTATATCTGAAGGTATTGACGACATGAGGGGCGCTATGAAAAAAGTGCTATATGAACACTTGGTCTCCTGCTCTAATGACTCTTTTGTTGTGCCAATAAAAGGAAGGTATTCAGAGGAAATAATACGACAAGCTGGGTTTGATGTCGAAACCACTGGGGATGAGATTACATCAAAAAGAAATGTAATTGGTAAGCCTGATAATCTGATTTATGAATATCTATTCAGTGGGCGTGATGGAGCTGAGAGAGCTAGGGATACCCAATCCGCACAAGTTCTAGGTCAATTAGTTATGCAGTTAATCCAAGTCCCCGACATGGCAAAGGCATTAGGCAAGGAAAGAGTTTTTAATATGTTTAATGAAATATTCCGAATGTCGGGAGCTCATGATCTTAAGCTTGAAGCTGACGAGCAGGATATGCAGGAAGATATGAAAAATGTCGGTAATGAGCAATTTATTACACAACTGCGAGAGCAATGGCCTCAAGTAGTTCAGATGTTAACAGGTTTAGTGCAACAACTCCAAGGCGGTCAAGGTATGCCACCCCAAGGTGGCGGTCAACCCCCACCTCCTGGCGCACCACCAATGGAACCACAACAACAACCAAAAACATCACCTGACCAACAAGTCCAGTTATGAGCGAAGAAGAAAACCCTGAGGTATTAGAGCAGCAAAAAGAGGCAGAAGAAGCACAACAGGCAAAGCCTGAAAATGAAGGAAATGCTTTATATAAAACACTCTTTG